AACTATTTGAAACTACAACATCACGAAATAGATTGTAAGACAATTTATAACATTGTTAATCATATTTTAATGAACAAAACAAAATACGACGAGTCAAAAGATTTGGAAATTAAAAAACAACCTTTAGTTATTCAATATAGAACCAAGTTTTTAAATAAAACGATTGATGAATTATTAAAATTAGATGTATGGATTGTGTTAAAACAATTAAGAGAAATCTTGATATTTAACGAAATCACTTTGTTAAAAGAACAAGAAATGAAATTAGACTATAAATTAAGAACACGAAACGCACGCTTGTTTTCAATGCTGCCAATAAAACAATTAAGTAATTTATCTTATATGACTATAACCAGAAACCCACTTTATTACTTGTTATCAACAAGTTTAGGAAATGAATTTAATACCATACAAAATGAAAATGGAAAAAACTTAACAAATGTAAAGAATTTTACAGAAACAACTTATAAACAAGTTTGTAATGAGTTTTTTAATATAAAGTATTATGAAACAACAAAAATGGAATTTCATTATTTTACAACAGATGGAAAAACAGTATCAATAGTGTTAAAACGGAGGGATTATAAACCACCACGAAGAAAAACAAAACAGGAAATAGAAGAATCGAAAAATGAACCGAAAGAAAAAAAGAAACCAATTAAAAAAGAAACAAAGAAGAAACCAGTTAAAAAGGAAATAGAATTAAATAAGAAAAACTTAGAATTGATAGGTATAGACCCAGGATTACGAATGGTATTTGTTGGGTGTAAAAATACGATTGATACAACAACAAACAAGAATCATATTATGAAATTGTCATCAAAACAGTATTATAATGATATCAAATCAATGCGAATGACAACGAAATTAAATAGATTAATAGAAAGAAACAATTTAAGCAGTTTGTTTTCATCCACAACACCATCAAGAAGAACGTCAAAAATAGAACAATTAAGTTTATGTATAAGAACGATAACAGAAAAACTACATAAACTGATTAGAACATTGATGGAGTCAAAAGTGAGAAAATGGAAATTTGATAAATACAGGTATCAACAAAAAAAGATTGTAGAAATATGTAAAATGCTAAGTGGAAAAACAACACCTAAAGAAGAAAGAAATGTGATTGTAGGGTGGGGAAATTGGTCGAATCCAAACAATTCAATCATAAGAGGACATAAGCGTGGCCCCGTAAAACGGATTGTAAAGGAATTAAGAAGATGGTGTAGAGTAGAAACAATAGATGAATACAACACTTCAAAAAAATGTAGTAAATGTTATAATGATACGGAAAAGATGAAATATTCAAGTCCGGAAGGAATGCGAACTGTAAATGATGTTCTTCGTTGTAAAAACGAGATGTGTAGAACATATTTTGACAGGGACATTAATGGTGCGAGGAATATGTTAAAGAAATTAAAAATAAAATTAGGATTAGAAGAGCAAGTAGTGGAATTAACGAGAACAACAATTGAAGTGTAGAGGGAAAACACTTTAACCCATGAATATGGGATATGTGAGATGGAGTAAAGACCGATGAGTTTTGAAACGTCAAAATCATATATGCTTATTGTAAATATTGTAATAATAAAGCACTTTTTACAAGATTAACTGAAAAAATTGTTTCTAGTGATATGCAAATTATAGGTGGTGAAAAAATGTATGAACCTGTTTGTAGAACTCATTTAAAATATTAAAAAAAAAATGAATTTATATTTTTTAATTATTCTTATAAAAATGGTTCTTTGTGTTGATTGTAAAAAAACTGGAGCAAGTTTTAATTTAAAAAACTTGAAACCCGAATATTGTAAAAAATGTTCTACAAAATATAAAGATATGGTAAATGTCAAACATATTATATGTTTTGAAAAAGATTGTAAAACGCGTGCTGGTTATAATTATGAAAATGAAAAAAATGTCAAATATTGTTCTAAACATAAAAAAACTGGAATGGTTGATAAAGCGCATAAAAAATGTATTGAAAAAAAATGTTCAGTTAGACCTAGTTTTAACTTTGAGAATGAAAAAACACCGATTTATTGTGAAACCCATATGAAAGATGGTATGGTAAATATTGGATATGTTAAATGTAAATTTGATAAATGCAATAAGAATGCTATATATAGTCATGATGATAAAAAATTACGTGAATTTTGTGGAAATCATAAAAAAGATGGAATGATTAATATTGTAAATAAAACTTGTAAGGAAAAAAATTGTAATTCATCACCCACTTATAATTATGAAAATGAAACTGAAAGATTGTATTGTGAAACACATAAAAAAGATGGAATGGTCAATGTTAAACATAAAAAATGTATTTTTGATGGATGTGAAACAATTTCTAGTTATAATTACAAAGATAGAAAAAATGGAATGTATTGTAATACACATAAAAAAGAAAATATGATTGATATTATAACTAAAAAATGTTTATCAGAATGGTGTGATACAGTAGCATCTAATAAAAATTACAAAGGCTATTGTGCTTATTGTTTTACACATTTATTTCCAGATGAACCAGTTTCACGATTATATAAAAATAAAGAACGTTTAGTTGGGGAATATATTAAAGAACAATTTAAAGATATTACATTAACATTTGATAAAAAAATTGCTGGTTCGTGTATTAAACAAAGACCAGATATATATATTGATATGGGATTTCAATATATTATTATAGAAGTTGATGAAAATCAGCATAAATCGGATAATTATAGTTGTGAAAATAAAAGATTGATGTTAATTTATAATGCATTAGAATATCGTAAAATGGTAGTGATTAGATTTAATCCAGATGCATATATTGATAAAAAATATGGAAAAATAGCAGGATGTATTAATAAATACGGAAAAATTAAAAGTTGTAAAAAAAATGAATGGAATAACAGATTAAAAAAGTTAAAAGAATGTGTAGATAAATATATAAAAAATGAAATTGAAAAAGCAGTTCAAATTGAATATTTATTTTATGATGAAAAATAAATATAAATTAATTTAAAGAAATAATAATTATGTAATATAAATAAAATTAAAATTTTTATCGTTTAAAACTTGATAAAATAATAGAATATTAACAATAAATTAATAAACACATATTATTAATTTATTTTTGTGTTTAATTTCAAAAATTTATTTTCTTGACATAATGTATAAAAAACAGCGATGGCTAATGGTGGATTAATGCAACTCGTAGCTTACGGCGCCCAAGACAAATATCTAACAGGAGAACCTGAAGTAACATTCTTTAAAGTAGCACACAGAAGACATTCAAACTTTGCAACGGAGGTAGTAGAGCAGACATTTAACGGGACTGCTGATTTTGGTAAAAAAGTGCAATGCACAATATCACGTAATGGTGATTTAATACACCACGTTTATCTAGTAGTTGATCTTCCATCAGTTGATCCAACCGGTGGTAATTTCAATTGGGCAGATAACATTGGGCATGTTCTTATCGAGGAAGTAGCCGTAGAGATTGGTGGTCAAGTTATTGACCGTCATTATGGTGAGTGGCTTACAATTTGGAACGAGCTTACACAAACCGCAGAAAAAGCTGCAGGTTATGATACTATGATTGGTAATGTAGATGTTCTTAATAACAACTCTGCAGGTGAAACAACCCCAGCATACACTGTATATGTTCCACTTCAATTCTGGTTCAACAAAAACCCAGGACTTGCACTTCCCCTTATTGCACTCCAATATCACGAAGTTAAATTCAACGTTACATTCCGTAAAGTAAATGAATGTTATACACTTTCAGCTGGTTCTATTTCACCAGCTACACCATCATTCTCAAACGCAAATCTTCTTGTAGAATACGTTTATCTTGAAGATGATGAACGTCGTCTTTTTGCTCAATCTCAACACGAGTATCTTATTGAGCAACTTCAATTCTCTGGTGATGAGTCATTCTCAAACTCGTCTGTTAAATCAAAACTTCTTTTCAACCATCCTTGCAAAGAGTTCGTATGGGTTCTACACACTGATGCCCGCGAGACTGCAAATGACTGGAGCACTTTCACTAATGCTTCCGGTGTTGATACTATTGTTGATGCTAAGCTTCAATTCAATGGTCATGACCGCTTTACAGTCCAAAAAGCTCGCTACTTCAATGTTGTCCAACCTTACCAATGTCATACCGCAGTTCCTTCAACCGGTATTTACGTTTATTCCTTTGCACTTAAACCCGAAGACCACCAACCTTCCGGTTCCGTCAATATGTCCCGTATTGATAACGCAACTATTCTCCTTAACACTACCACCGGTAGTAATCCATTCAAACTTCGCGTCTATGCCGTTAATTATAACGTCTTGAAGCTATTGTCAGGGATGGGTGGGCTTGCTTATTCGAATTAAGCATCACCTTATATTTTTATATTATACAAATTTATTTATAATATAAAAAAAATGATTTTTAAAAATTATATTAGAATACAAAAATGGATGAATTAAAATGTAAAGAAGAAGATTGTTCTTCAATCGCAAAATATAATGTTCTTAAACAAAAACCAGCATTATATTGTTTTAAACATAAAAAAGATGGAATGATAAATATTTCAACTAAATATTGTATTGAAAATGATTGTTATTTAACACCATCATTTAATTTTGAAAATTTACCAAAACGTTTTTGTAAAACACATAAAAAAGATGGTATGGAAAATGTTAAACATAAAAAATGCGAATTTGTAGATAAAGATAATAAAAAATGCACTCTTGTTGCAAGTTATAATGAAAAAAATAAACCTGCTAAATTTTGTAAAACTCATAAAACAGAAAATATGGTTGATTCTAGACATAAAATGTGTATTGTAGAAGATTGTAATAAAAGACCATTGTATAATACCAATGGAAAAACTCCTTTATATTGTAAAGAACATAAAGAAGATGATATGAAAGATGTAAATAATAAAATAAAATGTATTATTCCGGATTGTAATAAATCTCCAACTTACAATTCTGATGGATTACCAGCTAGATATTGCACAACACATAAAGAAGATGGTATGATTGATTGTAAGCATTCTAAATGCAAATATATGGAAAATATGATTCAATGTAAAAATATTGCATATTATAGTTATAAAAATAATCCAACAAGAATTTATTGTAATTTACACAAAAAAGACAATATGGTAAATTTATCTTGCACCAAGTGTAAAAATTGTAATTTATTTTATGTCACTAAACAAACAAACTACTTGTGTTCTTATTGTAATCCAGTAAAATCAAAAAGAGAGAAAACAAAAGAAAATGAAATAAAAAAATTATTAAAAACACATAACATAGAATTTATAAATGATAAACAAATTAAAAATGAATGTTGTTATAAATACAGACCGGATTTTTTAATTGATTGTAATACATATTTTGTAATTGTAGAAGTTGATGAAAATGCACATAAACATTATGAAAAAGAATGTGAATTAATTCGTATGAATAATATACAAATGTCTATTGGTTTGCCGTGTAAATTTATTAGATATAATCCAGATAATAAAAAATTTACAAAAACAGAAAAGGAGACTACTTTAATTGATAAAGTTAAAGAATATCTAAATAAAAATTTAGATGAATTGCAAACAGAAAGTCCTGAGTATTTATATTATGAATAAAAAAATGAATTAAAAAAATACAAATAAAAAAATAAACAAGATGATGGAATACAAGAGATTTCAAAACAAAAAGAACGAGATAGAAAAAGAGTGTAATAAAATATTAAAAGATATTCATTTTAAAATTGAAAAAACGAAAAAGATTTATACAAATCTAAAAAAAATTGATGAAACAAAGGAATTAATGTTGGAAACATCAAAAAGAATTGATTATTGTTATAAATTGTTAGATGAATTAAAACAAGAATGTGATAAACTAGAAGAAAAAAAGAATGAATATAAAAAAATTAATAAAAAAGAAATAGTTGAGATTGATGAAACAAATAAAACAATTGAAGATATAAAAAAGATGTTGGATATGTTAAAGAATATTTAAAAACAATACTTGTAGGTATTGTTTTTTTGTATTTATATATAATGCATTAAAAAAATGAAAATAAAATATTTTATTTTATAATTTTAAATGGAGTTGGGACAATATTTTACAAAAGATTTGATATTATTATCAAAAATAGATGAATTGATTAAGAATGATACGGACATTATATTAGAACCATCAGTTGGAATATGTAGTATAGTTGATTATATATTGAAAAAAAGAAAAGTTGAGTTTGATATGTTTGAAATAGATAAAAGATTAAATATTCCAGATAAATACAAAAATAAAATTATTTATGCTGATTTTTTAAAGTGTAAAATAACAAGATTATATAAAACAATAGTAGGGAATCCGCCATATATAAAAACTAAGAATGGAAATTTATATATACAATTTATAGAAAGATGTTTTGATTTATTAGATGAGGATGGAGAATTAATATTTGTAATACCATCCGATTTTTTTAAATTAACATCATCAGTAAAAATATTAAATAAAATGTTTGATAATGGATGTTTTACACACATATATCATCCGCACAATGAAAATTTATTTGAAAATGCAAAAATCGATGTATTGATATTTAGATATGTTAAAACTAATAATATCAAAGTTAATAAATTATTCTATAACGATGATGAAAAATACATAACAAATAATAATGGACTTGTATTATTTCAAGATACTTTAACAAATGAAAAAAATATATATTTTAATGAAATTTTTGATATATATGTTGGGTGTGTTTCTGGTTGTGATAAAGTATTTAAAAATAAAGAATATGGTAATCAAACTATTTTAACGAATGAAAACAAGTATGAAAAGTTTATCTTGATTGATAAATTTCCAACAAATAATCAAAACTTGAATAATTATTTAATTGAAAATAAGCAAATATTATTAAATCGTAAAATAAAGAAATTCAATAATAATAATTGGTATGAATGGGGTGCGTTAAGAAATATTAACAATATTAAAAAATATAAAAATAGTGAATGTATATATATAAAAACTTTAACAAGAAATGCTAATGTAGCGTTTGGTGGAAATGTTGGTTATTTTGGTGGAAATTTACTAATTTTAATACCAAAACAAAAAATGAAATTAAAAAAAATAATAGAATTTTTAAATACAGATAAATTTAAAAGTAATTTTTTATATTCTGGAAGGTTTAAAATAGGACATAGACAAATATCAAATTCAATAATACCAAACGATTTTATAAATTATGGATGAAATAATAAATAAATTTGAAAAAATACATTTAAATGATGTTAAACATATAATAAAAATACAGTCTTGGTTTAGAGGCGTAATATTTAGAAGAAAACGACTACCAAATATATTATATTATATTAAAAATCACATTGATAAAATACAATATAATTTACAAAACGATACATCAGATGGTAGAATTAATAGTTTATTAAATGAAAATGTCATAATAAATATAGTAAAATCAAAATTCAATATAAAAATACCTAAAAAAAGAATGTGGTATGATTTATTAGTATATGATTTTTATACAGGATGGATTCCAGTTAATATAAAAATCACAACGTGTAAAACATATGATAATGTAGGTAATTTAGCTGTATGTGTTTGGGCATATACAAATACTGATTTAGATTTTGATACATTTAATAATAATGGAAAAATGTCATTGATTTTAATAGATAAACTTAAAAATAAAGAATATAATAATATATGTAAAAAAGATTATTATTTTTTGGTTATAAATAAGATAAATAAAAATATTATAATAAACAGTATTAACGGATTGTCTGAAATTCGTCCAAATATAAATAATTTACCATTTCAAATATGTTGGGAAAAAAATAAAGAATATAAATATAAAAATATTAAAAAAAGCGTTGAACAATTTATAAAATGTTTAAAACAATATAAAAAATCTTGGAAAGAAGAATTCATAAATAATATAAACTTATTGTAAAAAATTAATAATAAAGAGTTATTATTAATTTTATAATTTATTTAACGGGGGCAGAATTTTTTCTCACTATACATAGCAGCACCACGGTCGCCCGTGTACCATTTAAGTTTGCGAAGAAGAGTTTCTCGGCTCATATCTTCGACACCTTGTTTAACACGGGTGGTGTTATTGAAACTACGAGAGCCACAACGTTTAGTAAAAACATCTTCAATTTCGATTAAGAGGTCAATAAGTTGGTCTTTATTGAGATGATTATAATGGATACGGTAATAAGGATAATGTTTTTTAATTTGATCAGGATGGTCTTTAATATATTGTAAGACTTCCTTGTTGGGATTAAATGGTGGAAGAGCAGATTTAGGCATTTATAATATAATCAAATAAAATATATTTATATAAATTAATAAAAAAATGAAACGCACAGAAATAACAAATTATTACATAAATAATTTAAGTGATGGAAAAATAAATAATACTAAATATAAAAAAAAATTGATTGGAAAAGGAGGACAAGGAGATGTGTATTTATTAGAATTTGAGAATAATATAGAAATAGTAAGAAAAAGAACTTATATACACAAAGATATAAAAAGATATATAAAACCAAAGAATATGTATATAAAAAAAGCATTAGAGAATGACCAATTTATAGAGATAGTAGCAAATTTTCTTTATTCAAATATAGTATTATCAGAAATAAATAAACATTTTATAATAACATATGAAACAATAATAAAAGAAAGGGGTAGAATATGTAAAGAAGATTATCCTTATAAAGTTCATAATTATATAGAATATATAAGAGGAATAGAAATAATAGATTATATAAGAAATGTAGAAATAAATGAAGAAACAAGTAAAATAATAATGTATCAAATAGTAAGTGGATTATATACAATGAGAAGATATTTTACAATGAAACATATGGATTTACATAGTCATAATATAATGATAGAAATAGGGAACGAACAGAAAAATAAATACATAATAGAAGGTGAAGAGTATATAATAAACGATAAAGGGAATAGAATATATATATTAGATATGGGGCATTGTTATGAAAAAAACAAGATGCTAACAAGATATATAAAGAATAAATATACAAAACAGGAGATTGAATATGACCCGATAATAGATATAAGAATATTTAAACAGGATTTATTAGATAAACAAGTAGAAAACGACAATTTAATGAATGAAATTGAAAATGTATTAGAATTAGGTTATTTAGAATATTTAAAAAAAACAGGAAGGGAATTAAATTTAAAGATAAAAACAGGAATAGATACAATAAATAATATGGATAAGGAAATTGAATTTGTGGATAAAAATATTGAAGACTATACGAGGAGAGGAAACAAATTAATATTTACTGATGGAGCGAGTAAAGGAAATGGAAAAGGAAGAGCGGGATTTGGTGTATATATAGAAGGATATCCTAAATTAAACATAGTTGGAGAAATGGAAATAGGAACAACAAATAACACTGCTGAATTAACAGCAGTGTATTATGCATACAAGATAATAATGAAAAATTATAAAAAGTTTATAGGGCACAAAATAATAATAATAAGTGATTCAGAATATACAATTAAAAGTATAACAGAATGGTGTATAAATTGGGAAAGAAATAAATGGATGAATGCAAAAAAACAACCAGTAAAAAATAAAGAACTAATACAATCAATATTAGAATTAAAAAAAGAGTGTGAAAAGTTGGGATTGAATATATGGATAAGACATATTAATTCACATAGAAAAGAACCGGAAGACAAACATTCATATGAATGGAGATTATGGAATGGAAATGATACAGTTGATAGAATGATAAATGAATTAATAAATTAAAGTTCGAGTAATATTTGTAGCAATAGCACAAGAGTTTATAAATTTACCAAAATCGTGGCAAAAACGACGAACATAAAACCCACTAGAGACATTTAATTCCATAGGAATAACAATAAATTTTAATTTAGGTGATAAAGATTTAACATTAGACCATTCTTGTATAGCGTGAGAAACATTTGAAGAAAGATTTGGTGATAATTTTTGAACTTTATATAAAGAGTGAATAATATTTTTAGATAAAGTTTTAAGTTTAATAAATTTAGGAGAAAAGATACGATGATTATAAATAAAAGTTTGTTTAAAAGGAAGAGATAAATTAGTATAATTGTGATTATAGAACCACCATAAAGGTTTAGTAATACCAGTATGAGAATATAAATAGGAACTTACTAACGGAATAGTTTGAACAGAATATGAATTAATAAAAAAGAACAACTCTGATAAAATAGTGTCGATATTTAATAAACTAGAATCGGTTAATTGAATAATTGAACTTAACGGGTCGTGTGAAATAGTTTCAATACCGATAATTAAATTAAATTTATAAATTTTATTTAAAGACATATATTTAGACATTAATTTAGTATCATTATCAGAAAGAATATGAATAAAACCTTTAGCAAGAGGGTCTAATTTACCAACACAAGTAGATTTTTTAAAATCAAAGTTGGATTTGATAAAGGAAATTGAAGTAATACCGAGAGGTTTCCAAGCAAGAAGAATCATTGTGAAATAATTTAAAAAGAAATAGGGAGTTGTTAAAAATCATTTTTTTTATTTGTGTTTATAAATAAGAATGGATAAAGAAGAAATAAAAGAAATGATAGGAAAATATATTAATAAATACAAGATACAAAAATTTATAGGTTCAGGAGCATTTGGAATAGTATTTGAGGCGATAAATATAAAAACAGAAGAAAAAGTTGCATTAAAAATACCATTAATGAAGGAGAATGTAGATAAACAAAAAACATTAATAGAAGAAGCGAAAATATATAGTAAAATATCAAATCCGGAAAAGGGAGTAGCAAATGTAAAAATAACACAATACAAGGATAAAAAGATAATAGTAATGGATTTATTAGGGGAATCATTAGAGAAAATAATGGAAAAAGAAAAAAGAATGAATATAGAATTAGTAGTAATATATGCTATACAAATGATGGAAATAATGCATTATATACATGAGATGGGATATATACATAGAGATATAAAACCAGATAATTTTGTAATAGATAGAAAAGAAAAAGAAAAGTTATATTGTATAGATTTTGGATTAGCGAAAAAATATATAAAAAAAAATAAACAACACATAGAGCAAAATGAAACAGGAAAGTTTTGTGGAACTGCTCGGTATGCAAGTAGAACAGCTCATTTATGTTTAGACCAAAGTAGAAAAGATGATATGGAATCAATAGGATATTTATTAATTTATTTATATAAAGGAAAATTACCGTGGCAAGGAATAAAAGAACAAGAAAAAGTAAAAAGATATAAATTAATAGGAGAGAAAAAAATGAAAATTACAAATGAAGAATTATGTAAAAATATGCCCAAAGAATTTACTGTATATATGAAATATATACAATCATTAGACTTTGATGAAGAACCAGCATATGATTCTTTAAAACGGATGTTTGAAAAATTACTTAAAAGATTGCAAGAATATTAATAATGCGAATTATTGGTTTAAGTGGAAAGATGGGTGTAGGAAAAGATTTTATAGCAAGTAATATTATACAAAAATACTTTGATAAAATTGGAAAAAAAAGTTTAATAATGGCATTTGCCGACCAGTTAAAAGTAAATACGAGTATAAAAAATAATATAAATATAAATGAAATGTATAATACAAAAAATGAGAAAATTCGTAAATTATTACAACAAGAAGGAACATTAAATGGAAGAATGAAATATGGTGAAAATATTTGGATTAACTATATAGATAATTGGATAAATATATACAAAGACCGAGGTATAGAAGTAGTTATAATTACAGATTGTCGTTTTAAAAATGAAATTGAATACATTGAAAGTAAAAATGGTATAGTATTAAGAATTGAAGCAAATGATAGAAATAAAGAAAGAATACACAAGGAAAATAATAATAAACTAATTGTAAATCATGAATCTGAAATTGGATTAGATAATTACAACTTTAAAAATGTTATATATAATGAAAAAAATAGTAAAAATGTTGAAAATCAGGTGATAAATTATTTAAAGTTATTATAATTATCAAAAATTCTTTTTAATTTTACATAATCAACTGGTTTTAATAAAACATCATTGAAACCCATATGTAAATATTTATTAATATCATTTTTAGTAGCGTAAGCTGTTGTAACACACGTATATATATTAATGTTTTGTTGTTGAATATATTTTAATACACCAAAACCATCAATTAAAGGCATTTTAAGGTCAATAAAAATTATATCATATGTAATTTTTTCTAATTTTTCAATACATTTTTTACCATCATCTACAATAGTTATATTATGATGATTTAATTTATTTAATAATTTTGTTAAAACAATTTGATTAATATGAATATCTTCAGCTATTAATATAGATAATCTATTAGAAATTAAATTATTATTAACAGGGTTATAAATATTGATTTTTTTTTGTAAAATATCAAAATCTAAAGGATAACTTATAAAATCTGTCAAGAATGGAAATGATGAAAATTTTTCTTCAGATACAATACAAATTAATGGAAATAATACACAAAAATTAATTAATTGAAAACTAAAAGGATTAACTATGCCTAAACAAAAATTTATTTTTTTAATATAATACAATATATCTTTATCATTTTTACAAATTATATAATTAAAGTGTAAATTATATAAATGTGTTTTTACAACATCTAAATCATTATTGTTTAAATCATATAATAATATTGTCGGAGATGTATTTTTTTGCAAATGATTATTTAATATAGGTATAATAAAACTAAAACAAGTTCCTTTATTTATTTCTGAATAATCTATCCATAAAACACCATTCATTAATGTTATTAATTCTTTACAAATATATAAACCAAGACCATTATTGAAATTTTGATGAGATGTTTTATAAAAAATATTAAATATTTCAGGTATATCTTTTTTGGATATACCACAACCAGTATCTGATATATCAAAACGGATATAATAATAAATATTATCATTAGTAGTATCATTTGAAGATGTAATGGATATTTCTTTATAGTTATATTCTTTACATTTTTGATTATATTCTAAAAAAGAAGTAGATGAAATATAAATAGAAATTTTACCGGAATGTGTAAATTTGATGGAATTATCAATCATATTCATTAAAATTTGTGTTAAACGTTCTTTGTCAATATAAAGAATATCTGGAACGTTATTATTAATAATATAATTA